TTTGGAGCTTTTTGTATAATTTGTTGTTGTTTCTTAGTAGTTCAAGATACAATAATCTGGTTGTACTGTAAGAGCAATATTTACTATTGTTCCATCATCATCCCAATTATAATCTCCAAAATTAGCATCTGTAATTTGAGCTCCTTTAATTATCCATTCTGAAACTATATCTCCAACAGGGCCAACTACTTGGAAGGTTAAATCTTTTTTATAAAAATCTGAGTAACCATCTCTACCTGTTACAGATTCGTGTCCTAAACGTACCCATTCCATTACTGCTTGTGCTCCTGAAGGAGTTATAGATTCATATAATGTAAAAGCAATTGTCCCCCAAACTGTTTTTCCTTTTACATATCGTTGTATATTAATATGATTAAGAGCTACTGCAGTTTGAGTTAAACTTATACCACCAACTCCTTTTATTAAATATGATGGGATCCCATCCATAGTTAATAAAAAACGATTTGATTGTTTAGGTTCAAAAGGTGTAAAGAAAATATCTGAATAATTTAAAATTGCCATTGGTGTTTTTTTTAATTTGTTTTATTATAAATATCTAATAATTTAATTTTTTATCCAGGAAATTCAGCTCCCGATGGTAATAAGATAAAATCCAATGAAATAAATTCAGCTGTGCGAGTAGGTTGGATATAAATTTGACCTACTAATTGATTTTGGTCAATTACTGCAGGACCATTATTTGAGTCATCCATTATTACTTTAAAAGCATACAATCCTTGTTTTTGTTGAATTCCTTCTAAAAATGGAGTTACTCTAGATAAAAATGAAGCTCTTGTAGTAATAGTATTTTGTTCAAATACAACAGTATCTGCAATTTGACGAATATAATTTTTTAGTTCAATTAATAAACGTCTTACATTTACACGATCTAAAGCAGATTGTTGTTTTTGTAATGTCTTTTGTCCAAATACTACTACACCTTGTTTTGGTAATGTTGCTATAGGATTAATATTATTTGAATATAATGTATCTCTTTGTCCTTGAGTTAATTTATATTGAGCTTGTAATACTGTAGATAATCCACCACGATTAATACCTGCAGGAGCAAACCAAGGAGCTGATACTTTATCATTAAAAGCATATACCCCGGGGATTACTGTTGAAGCTGGAACAAATACTTGTTTTCCAGTTGCTGGGTCTGCAATACGAACCCAAGGCCAGTAGGTTGCAGCATATGAAGAATCTCTTGTTTGTGCTTGAGCTACTGCTGCTGCTACACTATTAGTATATAAAGTTAAATCTGTTACAAATAAATTATCACCTCTTTCTTGAGTATTTAATATGATATTTGTAATTTGTGTTGGGTGAGTATCATTAGTTAATCCTGGTGTGAATAATAGATTAAACTGATATGCTTCACGATTTCCTAATAAATTAATCATGCGATCGTAATCACTTCCTATTAACCCTTGGGTTTGAGCAGCAATATCATCATAAAACTTAATTGCAGCAGATTGTAATACGGTTCCAGTAGCGCCTATAAATGAACCACTTTCATTTATTGGAATTGAACCAGTAAATAATGAATTAGGAGTTCCATTAACATTTAAATAATTTGGAGTGGGGTAATTAACAGATTTAACATATACATAACTTGATTTGTTTGTATAGTTTCCTGATACTTGCATTTGGTTATTACCTTGGTCGTAATTTAATACTTGATCACCAATTACATTAGCTATATAACGTGATGAATTAGGATCTAAATTAACATTATTAAATGATTCAAGAACTACTTTATTATCTGTACTATCATTTCCTCTTCTAATTAATACATTAAATGTACCTGATCCTGTATTAGAATTAGTAATTTCCCATCTTAAATTATCTTTAGATCCAGAAACTAAAGAACCACTAACTATTGAACTTGAGCTATTCATAATTATTCCTTCAGAAATGGTTCCAAGAGAAAATGATGAAGAAGTAAAATAATTAGGTATAGAAGTACTTGTAGCTTCACTAAAAGAACCGCTTGCTACTCTAGATACTAATAATGAAGTACCACCATAGTTAAAGTAACTATAAGCAGCAATTGAAGTTAAATATGAATATGCATTACCACCACTAATAAAAGTATCACCAAACATTGTTATAAAATCTGAATAAGAAGTTACTAGCATGGGAGTTTCGTATGGGCCTTTTACTGTTGGGCCTATAATAGCAGCACCTGCTTGTACAGGTTGGCCTGTTAAAAATGTATTATCTAGTTCACTTATTGATACTCCAGGAGAAACTGTAAATTTTGCCATTTTATTTTTTTATTATAAATATTAATTTTTTTTTACAAATGTATTATTATTATGGAAATGTTACTCCAGAGGGTAATATATTAAAATCTAATATAATAAATTCTGCAGTTTTAGTAGGTTGTAAATAAATTTGCCCAACTAACTGATTTTGGTCTACAACAGAGGGTGGATTATTTGATTCATTCATTATTACTTGAAAAGAAGTTAAACCTTGTTGTTGTTGAACAACAAACAAATAAGGATTTATTAAAGCTAAAAGTTCATTTCTAGTAGCAATATCATTTTGTTCAAATACAAAGGAATCTGCTACTTGAGAAATATAATTTTTTAGTTCAATTAATAAACGTCTTACATTTACACGATCTAAAGCACTTTTTTTCTTTTGTAATGTTTTTTGTCCAAATACTACTACCCCAGTGTTTGGAAAAGTAGCAATTGCATTTACATTATTTTGATAAAGAAAATCTCTATTTCCTTGAGTTAATATTCTTTCAGTTTGAATTACATTACTCATAATTCCTCTATTAACTCCTGCTGGAGCAAACCAAGGATATGCGATACTATCATTTTTAGCATATACCCCGGGAATAAAAGTTGATGCAGGAATCCATACCTGTTGACCTGAATTTGGGTCAATTGTTTTTAACCAAGGCCAATAAGTTGCAGTGTATGATGTATCAAAAAAATTAGCAGCTATTGTTACAGGAATAATATTTGAATTATATCCTACAACATCAATTATAGACATAGCATCTCCTCTATTTTGAACCATTGTATTTAATTGTTGAACAACAGGAAGATGATATGATGAATTACCTATTAATCCAGGAGCAGTTATAAAGTTATAATTATATGCATCTTTATTAGCTAATAATGAAATAGACTCAACATATGCTGCTGATGTTAATCCTTGGATATTGGTAGCTGAAATATTTTCATAGTATGCACCAGCAACACCTGTAGGAATATTACTTCCTTTTCCATCTCCAAATACACCTAAAGAAGATGTAGGAAGAGAACCAGTAAATTGAGGTTTTGGTATTCCATTATTGTCAAAATAGTTAGGAGTTGTTTGATTTACTTGTTTAACTCTAACATATTTAGATTGGTTTGCATAACTTCCTGAAAGTTGGATATAATATTCTCCTGCATCTACTGCTATATTTTCAATTTGGTTACCTATTGCTTTTTCAATATAATTTGGAGCAAATGGGTCTAATGATAAATTAGTCCAAGTTTCTAATATTGAAGGAGATAACGTTGTATCATTTCCTTGTCTAATTACTAAAGTAAATGTTCCTGCACTAATGTTAGGTGATACTATTTGCCATCTATAATTTTCTACTGAGCCACTTAATAAGGTTCCGTTTGAGCCTGTAGGTCCAACGCTGTTCATTATTTCTCCTTCAGATAATGTTTCTAAAATAAATACATCTGAATTATATGGAGCACCAGCAGCATGTGCTGAAGATGAAATAAAAGATGAAGTTGCAGGAGTCCAATCAGTAATTGTACTTCCACTTACAACACGAGTTACTAATAATGAAGTTCCTCCATTATTAAAATAATTATATGCTGAAAGGGATGTTAAATAAGAATATGTTTGGCTCCCACTTAAAAAAGTAGATCCATATTTATATAAATAATCACTATATGTTGTACATAATGTAGGGATACCTACTTTACCTTTTACTGTTGGTCCTATAATAGCAGCACCTGCTTGTACAGGGGCTTGAGTTATAAAAGATTGATCATTTTCTATAGCTAATACACCAGGTGATACAATTGTTTCTGCCATTGCAATAAATTATTTTATTATAAATATAGCATATTCTAAACTAGATTAATCTAATTTAGTAATCTCACCGTTTTCAGGATTAAGATTAAATTTACCATACTTATCAAAAAGAGATTTTGAAAATTCTGATTCTTGATTTGAAAGATCTTTTAAAAAAATTTTTGCATTTTCATACCGTATTTCAAGTTGTAATTTAATCATTTCAACTTCTCCTAATTCTAATACTAACGATTGAGTTTTAGTTTGAATGTCTTTTAATTTTTCTAATTCTTCTTTTGTTATAAACTGTTTTTCTGAAACTATTCCCATAAATTGATTTTTATTATAAATATGTTATACTCCTTGCAAAACATATGGTTTTTTGTAATTTTTGCTGTTTTTACATTTACTAGATTTAGACTTGGCATGAACCCCAGGTCTTCTTTTTTTAGGTTTTTTGTGGAATGAAATTGTTGATTGTGTTTTTGCTTTTGTTGCCATTATATGTTATTTATATTATTAGTTAATTCTGCTACTATAATAACTTGAGATTTACTATTAAACTTTTTAATAGCTGTTATTTCTTTTTGAATTGTATCAGGAATTATGTATCCTGAAAGTTTCATAGTAAAAGTTCCTTTTACAATGCGATTTGTATTATCTGTAATTTCAACAGTTGTTGAATATGAATCAATAGATGCTTTAAATTTAAACCGTTCAGGATCACCCCAGTATGAATCAGAGGCATAATTTATAGCTTCAATTATTTTATTTAATTGCTCCATATAGTATGTTTGGATAGTGCAAGAATATGTTAAAGTAACATAATCAGGTACTACATTTACTATAAATTGTTGTACTGGGGTATGGTTGGTTAAAACACTAAAATTTGAATAATAATTTTTTGAATTATATGATTTAGCCCAAGATGTATATAAATGGGGGGAGTTTGCATCTAATTTATTTGTTAAAGAACGATTTTTATCTATACTATCACGTTTAAACATAATTAAAGGAGACATAATAGCACCA